ACGTTGGGCAGAAGAAGTAATAGAAGAGATTGCAGGATTTCCGTTTATGAGTCATGATGACCTCGTAGACTCGACTGTAATGGCGCTTATGCGGTTTAGACAAGGTGGGTTTATACGACTACCAAGCGACGAACCTGATTCGGTTCAATACTTTAAACGTAAAGGAAGTGGATTTTACTAATGGCTATTGAAAAAGGTTTATACCAAGCACCTGTAGGTATGGAAGAAGCCGAGATGGATACTTCCGAACTAGAAATAGAAATCGTAAATCCTGAAAGCGTTACGTTGGATGATGGCAGTATGGAAATTACTATAGTGCCTGACGCAGACGTAGGTGAAGATATACCGTTTGATGGCAATATTGCGGAAGGTATGGAAGAAGGTGAGTTAAACACCCTCGCCAATGATCTTATTGGTTTAATTGATTCTGACGTTGATAGCCGCAAAGATTGGGCAGATACATTTGTAAAAGGTCTTGACGTGTTAGGGTTTAAGTATGAAGAGCGTACAGAACCTTGGGACGGAGCTTGCGGGGTGTATTCTACAGTATTAGCCGAAGCCGCTATACGGTTCCAAGCAGAAACTATGAGTGAAACATTTCCCTCCGCAGGTCCTGTTAAAACAAAAATATTAGGTGAAGAGACAAAAGAAAAACAAGAAGCCTCAGAGCGTGTTAAAGCAGACATGAACTATGAGCTTACAGAGAACATGGTTGAGTACAGACCAGAACATGAAAGACTACTCTATAGTCTTGGGTTGGCAGGGTCAGCCTTCAAGAAGGTGTATTACGATCCAAACATGGGTCGGCAGATGGCGGTCTATATTCCTGCAGAGGATGTCATTGTGCCTTACGGAGCTTCGCACGTAGAAACCGCAGAGCGTGTAACGCATGTAATGCGAAAAACAAAGAACGAGCTAAAGAAACTGCAGGCTAACGGGTTTTACCGTGAAGTAGAACTCGGAGATCCGCAACCATACCACAGTGACATTGAGAAAAGAAAAGCCGAAGAAGGTGGATACTCACTTACTGACGATGATCGTTACAGTGTATATGAAGTCCACGCTGATATTTTTATTGAAGGTGTTGATGAAGATGAAGATGAGATTGCTAAACCTTACGTGGTGACTATAGAACGTGGGTCAAACGAGATACTCTCTATTCGTAGGAACTGGAACCCTGATGACGAGCTGATGTTAAAACGTCAACACTTTGTACATTATGTATATGTGCCAGGATTTGGGTTCTACGGGCTAGGTTTGATACATATAATAGGGGGGTACGCAAGAGCAGGAACCTCTCTTATACGGCAGCTTGTAGACGCAGGGACACTTGCAAACCTCCCTGGGGGTCTCAAAGCCCGTGGGTTAAGAATAAAAGGAGATGACACCCCCATAGAACCTGGGGAGTGGAAAGACGTGGATGTACCGTCAGGCAGTATTCGTGACAATATTATGCCTCTCCCTTACAAAGAACCAAGCCAGACCCTTCTCGCACTCCTTGATAAAATAACACAGGAAGGTCGTCGGCTTGGGGCTATTAGTGACATGAATATATCAGACATGTCAGCCAACGCTCCTGTAGGAACAACGCTAGCTCTTCTAGAGCGTACTTTAAAGCCTATGGCAGCAGTGCAGGCTCGTGTTCATTATGCGATGAAGCAAGAATTTAAAATGCTAAAGGTATTAATGGCAGAGTATGCCCCCACCGAGTATGCATATAAACCTGCTCGTGGGGAAGTTGGCGCACGGCAAGCCGATTATATGATGATAGATGTTATCCCTGTGTCCGATCCGAATAGTTCTACTATGGCGCAGAGAGTGGTGCAGTACCAAGCTGTTCTCCAGATGTCTCAATCTGCACCACAAATATATGACCTGCCTCAACTGCACAGGCAGATGATAGAGGTTCTTGGCGTAAAAAACGCAGATAAACTTGTTCCTACAAAGGACGATATGAAGCCGATTGATCCTATAAGTGAGAACATGGCAGCATTAAAAGGCAAGCCCATGAGAGCATTTATGTATCAAGACCATGAAGCACATATCGCAACGCATATGGCGTTTATGCAAGATCCGATGGTTATGCAGATGATAGGACAGAACCCACAGGCAAAACAAATTATGGCATCACTGCAAGCACATCTAGCTGAACATCTTGGGTTCAAGTATCGTAAAGATATAGAAGAACGGTTAGGAGCAGAACTACCTATACCAGAAGCAAACTTGCCAGAGGAGATAGAGGTTAACTTGTCAAGGCTTGTCGCTAAAGCAGGTAAACAACTTACACAGGCACATATGCAACAGGCAGCACAACAAAAGGCACAAAAGAAGGCACAAGATCCAATTGTTCAAATGCAACAGGCAGAACTACAGATTAAGCAATCTGAAGTTCAAAGAAAGACGCAAAAAGATCAAACTGATGCTATGTTAAGAACTGAGAAGTTAAAATTAGATAAAGCAGAAGTAGAAATAAAAGCAGAAAAAGAAAACGTACAGCTTGAAATAGATAAAGTTGATAAAGATAATAAACTAGATATGGAATTATTTAAGGAGCTAAAGAATAACTAATGGCTAAAACCGTCTTAGACGTGCTTAAAGAAAAAATCGAAGCTGATAAGGCTTCCGCAATGGATTTTCTTGCAAGTGGAGGGGCAAAAGACTTTTCACAATACAAGGAGGTGACTGGCTTGGTACGAGGTCTCGAAGCTAGCCTAGGGTATATAATGGACCTCTCGCGCAACTATATGGATGACGATAATGATTAAAGCAGTAGAAAAACTGACCGACCAAGAACTAGAAGTACAACTTCCCACTCCTGTTGGGTATAGAGTGCTTGTAGCAATGCCTAAAGTTGAAGAAACCTACGAAAATACTAAAATACTAAAGACAACTAATGAGATGCACAATGAACACATTATGTCTATCATAGGTCTTGTCCTTGATATGGGAGGTCAAGCTTATTCTGACAAAGAACGGTTTGGTGATACCCCTTGGTGTAAAGTAGGCGATTACGTAATGTTTCGTGCCAATACTGGTACGCGATTTAAAGTAGGTGACATTGAATATCGTTTAATGAATGATGATTCGATAGAAGCCGTTGTAGCTGATCCTCGTGGTGTTACGAGAGCATAAGGAATATAAAATGGCATTTCAAAAAGTAGAGTTTAGTTTCCCTGATGAAGAAGTTAAGAGTGCTGATATTGAGGTAGAAGATTCTAACGCAGTAGAAATTGATATATCTGGGAAAAAAGTAGCAGATGATTACAAAAATAATGAAAAAGAACCTGTCGCAGATACAGATACTCGTCCTGCAGGCAAGAATACTAAGTCTAAAGATAACATTGAAATTGAGGTATATGATGATACGCCGAAAGCTGATCGCAATCGCAAACCTTCTGAGCCGCCTGAAGAAGTCACTGATGAAGAACTTGAAGACTATTCTGAAAAAGTTCGCAAACGTATTCAGCACTTCAGCAAAGGCTACCACGACGAAAGACGCGCCAAAGAAGCCGCGTTCAGGGAAAAGCAAGAACTCGAAGCCCTTACGAAAAACCTCTTTGAAGAAAACAAAAAACTAAAAGGTAACGTTAATAAGAATCAAACAGCGTTACTTGAGCAGGCTAAGAAAACAGCAGTAGCAGAGCTTGCACAAGCTAAAAAAGCATATAAAGAAGCTCATGAAGCAGGAGACTCAGACGCACTAGTTTTAGCGCAAGAAAGTTTAACGAATGTTAAGATTAAAACTGATAAGTTAAATAATTTTAAAATTCCTACTTTACAGAAAGAAGAAACCTCTGTACAACCAGGAGTAGCTAGTTCACCTACGACAGCACCCGTTGCCGACGCGCGGGCAGTAGATTGGGCTAAACAGAATACTTGGTTCGGTTCAGACGATGAGATGACAAGTCTGGCACTGGGTCTACATAACAAGCTAGCAAAGCAAGGTATTGATTTGCAAAGTGATGAATACTACGAGGCAATAGATACTCGTATGCGGCAAGTCTTCCCAGATAGTTTTGAGGAGATTGCAGAACCAAAAAGACAGGCTAATGTGGTAGCACCCGCTACACGGAGTACAGCACCTAAAAAGGTACGACTCTCCCAAACGCAAGTAGCTCTCGCGAAACGACTTGGGTTAACACCCGAACAATACGCCAAACAGGTTGCATTAGATATGAGGAAAGAAAATGGCTGAAAACAGAATTAGTAGAGAACTTGAGACTCGTGAAAAAACGACACGTAAGCCTGCTTGGAGGCGACCAGAAGTTTTACCTTCTCCAACTCCAGAGCCAGGATATGCGTACCGTTGGATACGGACAAGTAATCATGGTTTAGTTGATGCCACGAATGTTTCCTCAAAGTTACGTGAAGGTTGGGAACCCGTGAAGGCAAGTGACCATCCAGAAATAACACTCGTTACTATAGAGAATGAACGCTTTAAAGATAACATTGTTGTTGGTGGGTTAATGCTTTGTAAGGCTCCTCATGAACTGGTAGAAGAACGGACGGCGCATTATAAACAACAGTCGGATAGTCAGATACATTCAGTTGATAACAACCTCATGCGAGAGAACGACCCTAGAATGCCGTTATTTAATGATCGGAAGTCTAAGGTTACATTTGGCAAAGGCAATTAATTAATAGGAGACTATGGATATGGCTTATCCTACTGTAGATGCCCCTTATGGGCTTGTTCCCGTTGGTTTGATTGGTGGACGTTCTTACACAGGCGCTACTCGACAAATGAAAATAGCTAGTAACTATGGCACAGCTATTGGAAAAGGCGATTTAGTAAAACGTGTAAATGACGGCACTATTGAACGTGACGGAAGCACAACCGCTTTACCCGCTACTGGCACACTAGGTGTCTTTATGGGGTGTCAGTATACTGACCCAAACACTAGTCAGTTAACATTTAACAATCAATATCCTGGTAGCATTGTTGCTAGTGATATTCATGCGTTTGTTGCTGATGATCCTGACTTGATAATGAAAGTAGCTATATGCTCTTCAGGTACAACAATGGCAACATTGGCAAGAACTGTGATTGGTAATAAAACTGGTA